GACGCAGTTAGGTACTGCTTTACCACCTTTCATCTTAGTTCCTTTGGCTTTATATCCATCCCAACAAGAGGGTTTCTTAGGATCTCTACCAATATTCTTACGTGCTGTTGCTAGTGTAGCTTCTTCTACCTTCTTCTCTTTCTTTTTCTTCTTAAGATCGTACACACCTTTTGGTTTACCATCTCCTTTGTAGATACCATAAGCAGTACCTTCTACTACCTTTTCATCCTTTTCTTCACACTTTTCACATCCTGGACAATCGTCAGGATGTTTCTTTGACTTTTCTACAAGGTCATTCTTTTTAGGATTGATAAGAACTGTATTCTTAGCTTTAGCAACCTTCTTTTTTTCTTCGAGTTCCTTAAAGGATAGCATGATTAACCTCCAGCTTTTCTTTTAGCAGCAGAAGCAGCATAGAATTTAGATGCTTGCTTAACTCTCTTAGCAGCACCTTCTTTGTCTCCAGCAACTGCTTTCTTACCTCTGTCCTTATCAGCAGCTTTAGATGCATCTAATAATTTATCAGCAGATATCTCATCTAGTCTAGCAAGTTCTTCTTCAGTAAACAATCCAGAGTCTCTGAGTTGCTTCTCAACTTCATCTATAGATGATTCAATATCATGCTCTACTGATTCCTTTTTATTCCACTTCTCACCATCCCACTTGTGAGTCTTTGCTTTATTAGCATAGTATTCTTGTTCTTTTTTATCCTTTGCCCTTGCTTGATCTTCTCTCCACTTCTTAGCACGAGCGTATCCAGAAGCACTGATCTTTTCATCAACTTCAACTTCTTCAGAGTATGCTTTCTCCTTGGCTTTCTTCTCCCTCTTAGAGATCTTACCATCTACATCACTTTTCTCGTACCACTTCCCATCGCAGTCATCATCCTGCCATCTAGGTTCCTTTCCTTTTTTGGCTTCATTATGGACTTCAGACTTTGCTGTTTTCTTTTCGACTTTGCCACCTTTAGAGTACCCCTTGACTTCTTCAAGGGCTGCTGACATATCAGGGAGTTCGTTAAGATTCATCGTGCTAATTTTACCTTATCTTTTTTATTTATCTTGCGAATGAATTCACCAGGAGTCATCGCTCTAACATAGTTAGCAAGACTATCAGTTCCATACTCGCGTTCGGATGGTTGCAACCAACCTTTAATTTCTATTAAGTCTTTTAACCAAGACCGAAATATATTATCATGCTCATCAATATAGATGAGATAATTGCTACCTCGACTAACAACCTTACCAGTGATCCCTGTGTTGACGTTCTCGACATAAGTTCCTAATTGAAACAATTGCTTCTCGAAGTATGCTTCTCGCAACCCCTTAGGATCTAATTTAGGTGCGATCTCATACAACTGATAGGAAACTTCACTAAAATCATCGACACATTCCTCAACATTCATTGCTCCACGCAATGTATTAAAGAGTTCTTGACAATCTTTTTTACTCATTGCTTTAGGACAACCCTTAGCAAATGAATCATAGTCACCTTCTGCAGCAGACTTACGTTGTTTGGAAGCAGACATACCTTCTACACCCTCACCATCAGGATCTCTATCACCTGCTGAGGTTACTTTAATTTCATCAAATGTATATGCTTGACCATTATATTTCTGTGCTAATGAATTAAACTCACTAACTCTATCACCACCAACAACAAGATTGACTGCACTATATCCTTCATCATCAAGAGAGGTTAACACATCAAAGATAGTTTTCATATCATCATTAGCTACAATAGCATTCTGATGATCTGGATATGCTTTATGCATAAACTTAACCTTTGTTGATGGATCTAAAGGATTCTTCTTATCATCCTGTGTTCTTGAAGGATATATTCTATACTCTCCATTCTTTGCTGATGATGCTACCTTCTTAATGAGTGCTTCATGCCCTGTAGTTGGTGGATTAAATCTTCCAAATGTAATAGATATTGGACCTTGATCGACCTGACCTTCGCCACCTTCAGTTTCTTCTCCTCCATTCTTAGGCTTCTCTCCTCCTGCTTCTTGTCCAGTAAGTTTAACTAACTTACCATCCTTACTCATATGAGTAACGTTGCCTCTTACATCTGCATACTTTCCGTATCCAACATGTGAGAGTTGTAATTTCTCTGCTTCTTGTGAAGCGAAAGATCTCTGGGCTTCTGATAGAAAAGCTTTAAACTTTTTCATGCGTCCAATTTTTATCTAGGTTGAAGTTTGCTTTACTAAAGGTAAGTCTATCTACGATTTTGTATGGGTTGTCTGCACAAGTCACATAACCTTCATGCTCTGAAAGTTTACCATCGATATAGCAATCAACATTACCATTAACAACAATCGCATCGAGTAGACGATGTTTCAATTGTGAGATTAGATGCCATGCCTTAAAGGTATTAACATTCACTTCTCCCTTATATTTATCAGGTAACAGATCGTACATCTCAGATGGATGCGGAACATGCCCCTTTCTTACAAAACTATTGATATATTTAGATAGTTCTACTTGCTTTGAGGGTACTCTGGCACCTACAATACATGGTAGAATGCGTAAAAATTCAACCCAACTGAGTGGTGGTATGACTTCTGCGTTATTTGTGTCTACCATATAGCATTCATCTGATGATTCAAGAGTAACTCCTATCTTTGCTTCCGCAGTAGGACTTAATTCTGTATACTCTGTATGTGGTGCTACTATAATCTTAGAATAAACTGGAGTATGAAAATGATAGGCAATAGTATTAGGCTGATAAACGCTACCTCCCCCAACCCCAATCCAATCACACTGGATAATACGGTTGTACCTAGGAAGATGGCGGAAACAAAGCCTAAGAATATCAGCAACAGCACCTTTATGGTTTTTATCAATGTCTTCAGGGGAATAATTTATCTTTGGTCTTTTCTTATTGAATACTGATTTAGTACCAACAAAGAACTGACGGTTAGAAGGATTTATACCAAACACAATGGCAGGTGCTCCATCCCACTTAACAGATAGGTTTTTTGTACTAATTAATTCTTTTACAGCACGTAATGCAACCCTACGACCAGCAATGATAGAATCTTCAGGGTGTTCTAGGTGCTTGTTTGGCATAGGATCTCTGTCTATACCTGTATTATAGCAGGAACCCCCCTTGGTATCAGCCTTGCTTGTGCCAGTTCTTTAACCGCCTAGTTTCATGTATGTACTACTTGTCATGAATGCTATGGCTGATTTATTATTGAAGATAAACATACCCTTTGATCCAGCATACGCCACCATAGATTTAATAATATTATTCTTAACCTCTTCTTTGATTATTTTTTGATCTTTATCAAGAAGGTAACCAACTTCATAAGACTGAACCTTATGTTTTAAAAACTTAGCAGCAGTAAAGACTGAACTGGATCCTTTCTTACCAAGTAGTTCCATTACTTTACCAATTATATGAGTAGAGCTATGCTTCTTACTAGATAAAAATTCAATATATTCTGCCCAACTTTTTAGATCATCTTGCATATCTTTATCATGACCATTCTTAGTATAATTATCAAAAATTCTCCAGTCAGTAAAACTATGAATACCACTCTTCTGAAATGTTTTCTTAAAGAGTTTGTTTCTTTGAGTCTTCATCACCATGAATGCTCTACCACCCATACTTCTCTTAGTAATTAATGATATGATTGGTAGTGTAACCTTACCATGAGCAGCAGAACTACCAGTCTTTGAAAGTTGTACCTGTACATCAGCAATCTTCTTACTACTTTCAAATCCTCTAACATCTAGATAGTGTCCTGACTTACCTGCCAAATTAAAATATACTAAACACTTCTGATTGCTTTCAAGATAATCAACTTTAGTAACTTCGATCTTCATATTAAGAGCTTCTTTCATACCCTTAACTTTCTTATGCCTAAGGACTTCCATCTTAACAGAAGGTGATGTAGCTTTCTTAAGTGACAATCCCATACAATCCTTGTCTTTAAACAAGTCATCTATCAGTTGGTTATACTCATACATCTCATCAAGATCTGACATCATCTGAATATTTTTAGATGCCTCACCAGGCATACCAGATTGTAATGATTTATTTGCTGCAGCAACATCCTTAGACATAGTAGAATGTTTTGTTGCTTTAAAATGTTTAAGTTTATTCAATACCTCAGTTTCTTTATTTGCTCTGATTGCAATGATGTCAGCAGGATTCCATTTATCCTCACTCATACCAACAACAGCATACATCTTTCTAAGCATTGATATGGATGCTTTCCTTTTAATATTGTTCCTTAACTTATTATAAGTTCCTTTAAAATCTTTAACATAATCTTGTCTATAAAAATTATATGTTGCTGCTTTAAACAATGGTGGGTATGATTTATTAGCAATATAACATGAGGACTCTAACCAATCTTCAGCACCTGCTTGCACCCAATTAGCAAAACGAGAATTGCATTTATCATAATCAATCTCACAATGTTTTTTTATTAAAGGATCAAGACCAGGTAAATCTGCCATGTAAGGTGACAACAAATCAGGAGTAAGATTCTGTCCTAACCTTTGTCGAACAGCCATAGCCAAAGTCTGAAGTGATTCTTTATCTGCTGTATTTGGGGTAAATGCCATTAGTTCTCACAGGTCTCCTGAGATATTTATTCTACCTTTAAGTTAAACGATAATATAGTTCTAGTCTTATCACTATGATGAGGGACAGTACAATGTCCTATTGCTGATGGAAAGAATATTATTGACCCTTCTTCAATACCTTCTGGTATATGATCAATGACACTACCATTAATAAAGTTTAAATATGGTGCATAGAAATGAGTAGGTTTGTGTACCTCAGGATCATAGTCAACATAACACACTGAACTATATCCTGTTGCTCCATGATTATGCATACCATGAAACTCAGTTGAGGTTGCTGTTTCAAACCAAGACTGCTTTACTTCTACCATCTGTAAATTTGCCAACCTAATAAATTCTAGGAGCTCATCATTTAAAATTTCTTTAACACGATCATTATGCATCCCCTCCATATCATTACGTAGTTGATGTCCATAGTCAGTAGTAATTGTACCATGATCACCATTATGATCAACGTCTGACATATTAGTTCCATCAAGTATATCTAATATTAATATCTTTTTCCTTCTCCAATCTTTAACTTTGAGATGGCAGATAGGAATATGAAACATAGATGTTAACATGTTATATCATATTCAATAACAATTTTTTTAGATCTCCTACCAACTGAGTTCTGTGTGTAGTATTCATTCCAGTCACCATCTGCTATATTACTCATCAACTTCTTATCTAAACCTGCTAGGTCAATACAGTTAGTAACTGCCTGTTTAACTGACTCCAATCCATCAGGTTTGGGGTTGTCAAAACCTATGTGATCAGTGTTCTTGGCATTCTCTAATGCCTTATCAATATCAATACTAAATTCATCACTCATGAAAATCCTCCAAGTTATATAAACTAATTAATTGAACTCCTTCCTTTTCTAATGCTTCCTCACCACCTTCTTGCCTATCAACTATAGCAACACATCGTTCAACTACTAATCCAGCATCACGTATCTTCTCTACTGCTTTCAAGGATGAACCTCCTGTAGTTACAACGTCTTCTAATATAGTTACTTTAGATCCTTCCTCTGGTAATGGTCCTTCTATCCATGCACCTGTACCATGTCCTTTAGGTTCCTTACGAACAATCAAAGCATCTAAAGGTTTCCATGTCTGATATGAATGCATAGCAACTGCTGCAACTAAAGGATCAGCACCTAATGTAAGTCCTGCAACTGCTTTAACATCTTGTCCTATTTCATTTAACATTGCCATAGACAATAGATATAAACCTTCACCTGACAATGTAATTGGTTTACAATTTATATAATAATTAGTTTTCTTACCAGAAGATAATGTATAATCTCCTTCTTTATAACATCGGGCTTTTACTAAACCTAGTAACTCAATAAATTCAACTGCTTTAATCATAATCAGAATCCCATTGCAGTTTCTTTTTCCTCTGATCTGGTTCTTTGAACCGTAGAGTTGAGTGCATCCATAATCTTAATCACGTCTTCAGCATTTCCACTATGTATTCGTTGTTGAACAAAGTCATACTTAGCAAAAAAATCATCTGCAACATCTTCATAGTCTTCAATTGAAATAGGTTTCGTCATCAAAATCATCCATAAATTGTTTACGTTGTTCCCATGTCTGACCACTAGTCGATCCTTTACATGGGTTGATGCAATCATCATGATCTATTGTATTGCATAAAAGTCCTGCAAGATCATGAGGACATCCATCCTTACCTGTAGCCCAATAGAGTTGACCATCTAACCAATTCGATTGGCATACTGGACAAATCTTATACGTCACCCTGCTTGCGATTCTCTGAGTAATGAACATCAAACTCTCCACCAGGATATCTAGCCTTGAGTTTTTCAACATTCATTTCAATGATCTCTTCAGGAGAAGTATCTAATGCTATACATGCTTGGATAAAGTACCACATGATATCACCTAGTTCACGTTTAAGATGAAATAAATTCTCATCATTAACAGGTTTACCCTGAAAGAGAATCTTCTTTATAATCTCAGTGAACTCACCTGCTTCTGCAGACAAACCTACAGCAGCAGTAAGCATCCTTTCAGTAGGAAAGTCCTGAAAGTATAGGTCTGCTATGCGGTGAGTAAATGCATCACTACTTTTACTTTCGGATGATGTAACTGCATTAACAAAGTGTGCATACTTTTCAAAATCAATCATACTTTAATTCAGCAAATGTTTTCTTTGGTACTTTTTTAATGACCTCAACTTCTTGTCCAGAATCAACCAGACCTGACTGAGCATTGTCTATATCATACAACCTCATTTTAGATCTGTCAATCCCTACACAAAATCTTTTGTTCAAAGTCGGATCATAATATCTATTCTTTAACTGCTTAACCATGATCTGATTTAAAGCCTCCAACTCTTCTGTAGAAATAAGGGCAAACATAAGGTCAGCAGTAGCAGGGAGTCCAAAAGATTCAGAGGTGTCAGTAAGGTCCACATCGCTACTGCCGTAGCCGCTACGAGTAGTTTGAGTGGCAGTAACAATCGGAACGTTCGCCTCAACTGCGAGACCCCTAAGTTCCTCTGCGATTGCTTTGACATAAGTATAAGAATTTACAATGGATCCCTTGTACCTTTGAGAGGCACAGATATTTAAGTAATCTATGAATATAATATCAGGTTTAATACTTCTCTTCAATGCTAACTCATTAAGTAATGCTTTAAAATGTCCTACATGTGCTGATGCAGTAGGATATTCTTTGATGATTAACTTACCCTGTGTCTTCTTCATGAGTTTAGTAATCATATTCTCATACATTACTTTAGGAAGATCAGGTAACTTTTGAATATTAACATTTAAAAGATTAGCATCAATTCTTTCTGCTATCTTTTCCTCTGCCATCTCCATAGTAATGTACAGAACATTTTTACCTTGGAGTAAACAACTACTAGCAACATGGCACATGAATAAAGACTTACCAACACCAGTACCTGCAAGAGCAACGTTGAGAGTCTTGTTAGGAAGACCACCCTTTGTAATCTTGTTGAAGAATTCCAAGTCGAAAGGAATCTTGTCCTCACGTCTATGGTAGAAATCGAATCGTTCTTCATAGTTGCCTAGGTAATCGTGACCAACATTCTGATCAAAAGAAACACCTAATGCTTCACTTAATATTTGTGGAATTGCTCCCTTATCTCTCTTTTCATCTTGACCGTCAGCAATCTTAACGCTCTCCATAAGTGAGAGATAGATCGCTCTCTCCTGACACCATTTTTCCGTCGTGTCAACAAGCCAATCCAAGTCACCTTTTTCGCTGGATAAGTCACTCAACACCTCCTTAATATCTTTAAAATTATCTTCAGTTAAATCATCTCGCTCTTGACATTCAATACTCAAGGCATTAAGAGAAGGACAAGCATCATAGTTTGTAATGTACTCATGGATCTCCATGAATATTACTTTGTATGATCTTATCGTAAAGTAATCCTGCTTAATGAATGGTAACACCTTACGTGTATACTCTTCATTATAGATTAGGTTACTGAGAATGGTTACTTCTAGGTTCATAGGTAATGAAGATAGGATCCTACAATGTACTTTGGTTCTGTAATAGGTGGTTCACCTGAGTGCCTGTACTGCCAAGTAGCAGGGAACAATAATATTCTACCACACTTCGGTTCGATTGCATGATGTATTTTAGGAAACTTAGTTTCTCCACCAGCAGTTACATTATTAAGATATAAGAAACATACTAAAAATCTACGGGCAGAATTATAATCACCCACATCAACATGATCTTTAAATTGATCCTTTCCATTGTTGTCATATTTCTTTATACGATGCTCTTCAAAAGCATACTCATAAGGAAAGTCTAGATCAACATCCAACTCCTTCATGTACAATTCTACTGCATCAATAAAGATATTGGTTAACTTATTCTGTATGGTTATCCATCTAGAATCTTTCGCTTCATATCTCTGTGAGACATTCAATTCATGGAAGGTTGGTCTCTGTTCTCTATCAATATATTGTGACTTAGATTTATCAAATGCTTGTATGACAGTTTGACAGAATGGTTCTTTAACCATCCCATCATAGACTCTAATAAAATCTTTAGTCTTATGTCCTAATTCAACTACCATAACTAAACTCCTTTGATGCACATTCATCTAATGCTTGCATAACTTCGGGAGTAAAATATTCTTCTGGTTTTTCTAGTATCTGTTTAGGATATACTTTCTTACCATTCATCTCAAATCTATTTCCAGCTTTTGTAAAGACTCCATACTTCTCACCAAGTTCCAACAGACCATAGTATTTGTCAAGACCTCTTTCATCATAGAAAAGTCTTACTTCTACTTCTGAATTTTCTTTAGTGAGTCTTGCTTTAGCTGCCTTAGCTTTGATAATGTTTCCAACAACCTCTTTCTCACTCTTTTCCTTTTTTTTGCTGAGATAAATGATTGTACTCGCGGCATACTTGAGACCAGAGCCGCCTCCCATTTCTTTAGTAGGGATGTAACTGCCGACAACATCGTAGGTATGGTTTGTAACTAATAGAGGGACGTTTGCCTTACCCAATTTAAGAGTAAGGACTCTAAAGATTGATTTAACTATCTGAGCACGAGTCATGTCACGTGTCTCTTTTCCTGCTTCACTATCTTCAATCTCTTTGGTGGTAGATAGCATACCAAGAGAGTCTAACACAAACAATAAAGGTTTGCGATCTGTTGATTGTAGATATTTATCTAAAATTCTTATTGCCTGAGTACGGAACTCCTGTACTGTAGTAACAGGAACTATCATCATACGAGATGAATCAATATTTCTTTTTTCAATTAATGATTTAGAAATGGCAGACTCGGACTCGAAATATATGACACCGCTATCTGGGTCAGAGTCAAGAAAATGCTGAACAACACCAAGGCAAAAATAAGTTTTGCCAGTACTCGACTCTCCAGCGATAGCAGTGATCTTATTTCCTGGGATTCCCCCGAAAACTGACCCAGATACCAGACCATTGAAAATGTAGCTACCAGTGTCAATGTAATTGTCTGTATCACCAGCTGCCACTCCGTCACTGACAAGTGAAGCATATTCATTATCGATCTCCTTAACGATTTCAGTTAAAAAACTCATGTTTTCTTAATCAAGTTAGTAATGTAATTGGAACGCTTCATGGCTTTGATAAACCATTCCGCTTCATCCTTATCGAAGAATTCTTTCTCCTCTGGATTCATTCCAGCACCGAAAGCTTTCTTGTACTCTACAATATATGTGGTCATCCGAATAGAAATTCAAGGTTAGCAACTTTTTCAGGCTTCCATCCTATCGTATCCATGATGACCTTAATTGGGTCGAGAAAACTCTTACTGAATTGTAGATCATAGTCTACCTGTTTGTCAAGCCCAAACTCACGAGGAAAAGTGTTCAAGAAACTGATCACATTTTCTCCGATCTTGTTGGGTGTCTTTAAGTATACAAATTTAATCTTTTCGCCATCCTGTATTAAGGGATACTTATGAGTAAGTTTGTTTTTCTTATTATGAAAATTGTAGAGTAATGCCCCTCTAACATGGATAGGGGTTCCCTTTGAATAAAGGGTAGCAGGATGTGCCCATTTATTTAGATTGTTACAACCTCTT